GATTAGGAGTTGTAGTGTCAGCCATTGTAATCTCCGATGCTCGGATTAATTCTTAAAAAGATTGGTAGAGGTCCTACCACCATACACGCTGAATTCGCGCAAAAGGGGAGATGAACCCATACGTGCCTTTTTGGCGACAAGATTAATGGTCTCGACCTGGCCACCGTAGAGCGTACGCCAGACATCAAGACGCTCATCTTCAGCAATATAGGGCTCTGCTGCAATGAGTGCCGCATACAAAAATGCAGACTGATGATTCAAAGTGTAAACATTGCTATTCACAGTTGGGCTAAGATATTCAATCTTGCGAGAATAGCGAATCTGGATGACCGTATCCTTAACAGGAAGCGGCCAAATATACAACTGGCTTGCCTGAACAGCATAAGCCACAGGCGCTGCAACAGGTGTCGTGTTTGTGGCAATAAGGTCAATCATTTCATTGATTGCCTTAGCCTCCATAGCAGGACCGCCCTCGGCATTAACAAGAATCATCCTGTTGTAATCGTCAATGCCAAGAGCTGTAATGTCCATAGGCCAAACTTCGGTGCCAGTGCACACATACCCAACTGGCGGAGCTTCAGCAGCAAGACTCTCAATATCAACATTGAGGCTGTCTACTGCCATATCAAGAAATGTAGCAAGTGCTGCGTCAGGAACAGCAACTTCATCGTCAATGTCAAGCCATTCACGAATTAGATCTTGCCAGCCAGCTGTGGTAGTGGGCCAAGCCATTGTAGCCTCCTTAGAACAGTGCTACAATGCTAGTCGCAGTTGTCAGCGCTGCATTAACCCGCGTAGTCTGGATAGGCAAAATCTGCCCTGCAGGAACGCCAACAAATGTAACCACTGTGGAGGAGTTAGGCAGAACAACAGAAACATTGCCTGCAACACCCACATAGAGGCCACGAGTAATATAGGGCAGGTTTACAGAATCGCTAGGCGTAACAGCCGCGTAGTTTGCAGAGGCCTGGACGCCAGAATTACCAGGACGAATTGCATGATCAACCATTTGAGTTCACTCCTTTAAGGTGCTCAGTAATGCTTCAGAGTTAGTTTAGGCATCGCTTCAAGACGACGCAGAGCTTCTTTTTCATTCCCTGGCGCAAGTGCGTTAAAACCTTCTGCAAACCACTGATCAAGAATAACCAGTGGAATAGAACCAACTTTTTTCCAGGTACGCGACTTATTCCAACCACCAGGATTAAGATGGGCTTCAAGTCGCAAATCGTCCATCACAGGCTCTACGTCTTCCGTACGCTTATGATGAATGTTACCCGTGTCATAGTCGTATGCAAAAGTTTCATCGACAACTTTGCGCCAGGGATCGGACATTAGAGTGGCCTCGCACGCTGCGGCTTAGAGACCTTGTCATTGCCGGCACGATTTGCAGCGGGGGCACGCACAACTCGCGGAGCTTTGGTATCAGAGGCTGCCAGCTTAACAGCCACATTGGTGGTGTTACGCGAAGGAGTGGCAACCTTGTTCATGCTCTTTGCATGGCCAGAAGTGCCCTGCACATTGCGAGCCTTACCAGGCGTTCCCGACATCTTGGGCCCACCAAACGGATACATTCCCTTCTTGGCCATATCAGCCTCCTTACGACTTAGCTGCAGTAACAGGGGCCGGGGCAGGCTTCTTGACCGGTTCCGGGGCAGGCTCTTCTTCAACAGCCTCAAGAACGCTCATGCCAATGAGGTATTCACACAGATCTTCGTCGGGAAGGTCAAATTCCCTACCGACCGTATGGATTTCGCTGGTGTACGGATCCAGGAAGTCCTTAATCGCTCGCATCTTCATTTCAATTCTCCTAAGAAGAAGAGGGGACTTATTGACATTGCCCCTCAGTTGGCTGCGACCGCCTTGCAAGAGCCGCAACAGGGAGGACGGATTAGCCCTGCGTATCAGCGATGACCGCGTGAGCCGCTTCGTTACCAACCCACAGGGTGTACTGCGAGCTGATCAAGGTATTATCCGTGAGACCGGTGCGGGCCAGCGGCTGCTGACGAGTCGGCCACAGATTGCAAACCGCCACATACTCGGGATCCAGAACGTGGACGTCAGAGCCGGCCTGGAAGCGATCGGGGACAATCTGCACTTCACCAAAGTCAGACTTGTACACGTCAACAGCGCTGATCAGCTTCTGGCTGTCAGTGCTATTGTAGCGCGTGCCGTAAGCGTTGAAAGTCTTCGAAATCAGACGCTTATTGGTCGGGCTGCAGAGCACGTAGCGCGGACGACCACCAGCATTCCAAGCAGCCTGGATGGCGTTGTTCAGCATGTCTTCAGTCAGTGCACGAGCCGTACCAGGACCAGCAGCCGCATTCGGATAGCCATCAGTGGTGCCCGACAGAGTCGGAGCAGTACCAGTGGCGCCGCGCTGAGCGTTGGTCAGGTAGAACGCCGGCATGCCTGCAGCGGTACGAATCGAACCACCGTTGACAGTACCAGCAGAGGCCGCAACGTTCTGAAGGAGAAGCGTTTCCTTATCGCGCTTCAGCTCAAGCAGTTTGTAGGTGATCTGCTTCGACTTCGTGAGAATGCCGGCAGCCGAATCAACAGCCTGGGTCGTATCCGAAAGCTTCAGGGTCTTGGTCGAGATCTGGCAGTAGTTGCCACGACGCGAAGCATAATCAGGAGTATCCGCAGTGGGAGCATCCTGACCTTCAGCCACACGGTTGGTGGTGTTAACAGCGGCCAGCGTGAGCAACGGCCATTCGTGATAGGTGCTCGTCGCCTTGCCACCGTTCGTAGCAATCATGCTGGTGAACGGAGTCTCGGTCGGCGTGATGCGGTTCTCGGCCTCTTGAAGGTCTTCGCGGATGATCTTAGAGTTATAAGTCTGTCCAGCAGAAGCAGCAACAGCATGCAGAACCGACGCAGCCAGCGTACGAGAGAGGTGGGCAATACGAAACATTTTAGGTCTCCAAATTGAGGGTTCAAGGTTGTCAGCCTATCTTGAAACCGTCCCGAAGGCTTAGGCTTCTATATCCTCACTTGCGTTTTCCCAACCCCTAGAGACCTGTCGCGGTTGGCGCTTTTAGTGTGTTCTCGGCTAAGAACATGGATCTAATGAGACGGAGCCGAAACTCCGTCCTATAGTCCCACGTTAGAATCCAGTCCGCTTAGTCTTACCACGCGGAGCTGCAACTAGCAAGCTAGCAGCTACATCATCAATAGAACCAGTACGTGCAGCACGTGCCGCCGCTTCTTTTTCAGCCTTAACGTTATTCATACGCTGCCCAAAATTTTGTGAGCCAGGCCGAAGGAGAGGCTTAGGTGCCGCTTTCGGATTATTGCCTTTAGACTGTCGCGCAGCCTTAGCATTAACAAGAGCCCGATACTTCATAGCATCCGTCAAAACAAGAAGCATACGGTGGTCAATGATGCTAGAAATTTCTTCGTCTTTAAAACCGTAACTGCGACCAGTCTTACTCCAGTTTTCACCCATTACGCGAGCTTTTTCAGGGTTAGCAAGCTCAGGAATCTTACGAATAAGCTGGTCGGCTTCCTGCCGAGCATACTCATTCTGTCGATGAGCCATAAGCATTTCCTGCTTCTGCTGCGTTTCAGCTTCTTCACGCTGAATGCGTTCACGAGTGCCCTGAAGTTCACGCTGCTTTTCACGCTCAAGCAAATACCTCTGCGGATCAGTAGCGCGAAGCGTATCCCAATCAATGCCGTTATTTTCGGCCTGAGCAAGAATACCATCAAGCTGCTTAAGCTTTTCACTATGCGTGTTAAGCTGCCGCATAAGTTCCGTAGTTAGAACCTCAGACTGCTTACGAAGTTCGCCGGCCTGCTGAAGTCGTGCATCAATAGCCTTATTACCGCTATAGGCAGCTTTCAGATCCTTTAGCTTAGCCTTAGTCGGGGCACCATCAACGACTACTTCATGCTCGATTTCATCAGGATCAACTTCTTCACCTGCATCGTCGTCTGAATAGTCCTCTTCACCTTCTGAAAGATCATCCAGATCAGCTGGATCAATTTCATCACCTTCATCAGAAGTTTCATCCGAGTAATCATCGGGTTCATCCGACGGCTGCTCGGGTTCATCGTTATTAGAAGGGGAAGCTGTGGGCTTTCCTCCTTCTGCCGGCTGAAAAAGACTTTCAGCAACAGCACTCAGATTAGTATCAAGATCAGAAGCTTCGCCCGGCATGTGCCATCCTCACATTGTTAGCAATTTCAACAAGTTTCTCTTGCAGTCTTGACAGTGCGGATGCTTCAGCCTTAAGAGTTACAAACTCCTCTACAGTTGCTTTAAGCATATCACTGGCAATTTCTTCACGAAGTTGTGCAAAAACCGTACTAAATAACGGATTATCAACAAACTTCTGAATTTCACCTTGGCTATTAATGTCCATTACTGCACACTTTCAGCCGTCTGAGCATTTGCAAGCCTAGCAGCGTTTTCAGCTTCCATCTCCATCTCTTCACGCTTCATGCCGCTAGCAAACATATCCGTAAAGAACTTAAGCAGCGCAGCATCACGCTTCTGCTCAACTTCCATCATAGTAGTACGCAGATCCGTCATATTCTGCTGCTGGAGCTTAACAATCTCAGCCTTCATATCCTGAATGTCTTGCTCATACTTAGCCTGAAGCTTAGCCATTTCGCTCTGATGCTTAAGCTGAGCCTTTTCAGCTTCAACCTGCACCATTTGCTGCATAGCGTCAGCCTGCTGCTTTTGAATAGTAAGCTGAGCTTGACCAGCCTGAATCTGCATCTGCTGAGACTGCTGGGAGCTCTGCTTCTGTTCCTCATCAAGTTGCTTAACAACCGGCGGAGGTGCAAAGGGCAAATAATCAGTTGTGTTATGGATACCTGACAGCCGAAGCATTGCAGCCCAGCTATTACGCAGGTTATCCCAACCGCACAACGGATTAGCAGGTCCGGCCTTTTCAATCACCGCCTGCTGGAACTGAATCAGCCCCTGGAGAACCATTTTCTTTTCGTCAATACGGCCAGAACCAAGGCCTACATTGACCTTGATTGACATATCATCCAGCCACATAGACGGGTTTACCGTAGTGTAGCCATACGCCACCTTAACCGTCTGGGGTTCAGACAGTTCATTGACAGCAACTTTCATAATGGTGTTAAACAGGGACTTAACACCTGTTTCACCAATATTACGTGCCATCATTTCAATACGGGCATCACTAGCCGAGACAGCTGCAGAAGCTGCAACCTTGGTCGTCGACTGAAGTGCATCCGCATCTAGACCCTGGCTAAACTTAGTAATGCCAGTGCGCTTTTCAGATACTTCCTGCATAAACTGCAGTACAGGAAGCGTCTGCGACATCGTGGGCGGAGTAGTCAGTTCATTAATCTGACCCATTTCCGTAACACGAACAATAGCGCCAATTTCACCATTCTTAAGGTCGTTAAGATTGACTTTCTTTTCGTTAGCCTCAGTACGAGGGCTATTTACCAAAGCAGCGTTGTCAATGATAGAACGCAGCATTGCAGTCTGCGCATCCTGATCCTGAATAAGATCTTCTGCCAGCGAAATAGGCGCAAACACATGAGGCTGGATTGTAGTCTTACCAACCGCAAAGGGAATGTAATTTACGGGTTCATCCGACAGAACCTTGTAGCTAATGCCTCCGCATACAATGCGGCGCAGTTCTTGCACGCCATCGTTATCTTCATCAAGCCAAACGTATGCTTCAGTCAGCAGGATGTTTGCCGACAAAGGATCAATACTGGCTGCATTGTCAGTATTATCCGTAGTATAATCGCGCCTATCATCACGTTCAGTGGTTGTGGTGCTATCATCTGACGAAATCAGCGGAGCAAGCTCATTATACTCATAGCCAAGCGCCATCGCATCTCCAACAGTGAGATTACGACGATGCGCTACAACCTGGGCATCATAAGGCGATACCGCATTAGCATCATAAATAAATTCTTCAGGCGGCACCGGATCAAGATGCCAAATAACTTTTTCTACCAGCTCGGTATAGACATTGACTTCGTCGTCAGACTCAGTAAGCTGGGGCCCACCTTCTTCTTCAAGCAGGTCTTCCTGCTCCATAGGTTCAGCTGAGTCCTCAGGGGGCGAGTCCGAAATACCCAGCTGTTCCCCAAATGTGCCTTCTGCAGGGATGGCCGCTTTAGGCACATAAGTGTGTTTGGGAACTTTAGCCTTTTCTACCCACACTTTAATAACACCGATACGAGCTTTAAGCGCATCGGTAGACATTGAAATAAGGGCCGAATAACCGTCGTGTTTATCAAAAATATGATTACAAAATACAGTTGCTTCTTTGCAAGCCTGTTCGCCCTGGGGCTGATCAGTCCAGAATTCAGCAATAGTATCAGTCTGCGTAAAAATGCGCGCAATAGAAGGAACAACAGACTGCACCGCCGACCTTACACAGTCTACGATGACCTGGGATCGACCAGGCGTAAACTCCAGCGTAGTGCCACCTTGATAGTATACGTCCGCCATTTCACGAGGAACCTGGAGGTCACTTTCCATGAACTGGACCGCATCCATAAGAACGCGCTGCATGTACGTCTGTACACGTTCAGGCGTCAAAGGCTCAAGCTTATTTGGCGCCATCACACAAAGGTTCCTGCATTAGCCCTTGAAATAGGCTCATCCCAATCACTCTGACTGGCACTAAAATATTCGTTCATTGACATAACAGCATATCGCATTGCATCTGCGCCATGCGAGGACCAATCATGCCGAGGTTTCATCTTCAGCACCCGGTCCTTTGAATTATAGTCCGACCGATAGTTTCGGAGAGCTTTAATACCTTGTTTACAGCCCTCAGCATCAAACCACATGCGAGGAAACGCAAGGCGCACCGCATTGATGCCGTCTGCAATGGCTGTTTTCGGTAGTACTTCAGCGTTGAAACCACGATCAAGGAACAACTGATAGCGACTCTTGCCCACGCCCAGTTCACGAACCTTCGCATCGTGTGGCAAAAACACCGTTTCAAGCGGATAACCCAAATTCTTAAGATACGTGATATAGTGATCTAGGCTCTTGCCCTTGTTCTCATAGAACTTAAGGAATCGCCATTCATTTGCGTACAACTGAAAGATCCAAATGGACGTAGCATCATCCATACCCAGATCAAGAACAGCGTACGTATCTAAATTTTCGTCACGATTAACTTTCTTAACGCGGCCTTCATCCTCAGCTGCTTCAACCTCACGCGCATAATATGCACCGGGGAACGTAGCACTGAACGAAACCTCATATTCACGCTCGTACGCTTCTGGAGTCATGATCTTCTTAGCAGCAGCAAGCTCTTCTTGGCTAAGAATACCACTCTCACTGGCCTTAAGCTTCATGTGGAACCAGTCAGGATCAGTGAGTGCGTTCTGGTAAATGTCAAAGAACGCGTCTTCACCAAACGGAGTGCCAATGAATACAGCCTTACCGCCACGGTCTGAAAGGGCAGGACGGATTACGCTTTCCCAAATGGAAAGGTCCATCGAAGCTGGCTCGTCAATACCTGCAATATCTGCATAGATACCACGCAAACGGTCAGGATTTTCAGCACCATAGAGTCGAATAACTGCCCCAGTCGGCAACGTGCAACGAAGTTCAGCCTCATGATACTCAGTACCAGGAATACCGCGTGTATACTGCTTCAAATAGGCCCAGGAAATATCCTTAGCCTGAGCAAACGATGGTGCAACAAAAATCCCACGCGGATTAGGCAGCGGGCAACGCAGCACATTCTTAATGATATGATTGATTACCGAAACAGTCTTTCCAGCGCGCCTGTGACAGACCAGCACCGAAAACCGCTTCTCAGTGTTATGAAACGGCAAAAACGCCTGCCGAGGAGTATAGGGAATGGAAATCTTCATTTCTTATCCCCAATAACTTCCGAGACCGCTTCGTACAAAGGAGAGGACTTAGGGATAGTAACCTTTTCCTCTTCACCGCCCCACGAAATTTCAATCTTCGCCGGCAC